GTTCAATAGCACTAATTAGGTTTTTAGCATTTTCTGAAAGTTCGTCGGGTGAAGCCATTGGGCTATAGTTTGGATTACATATTTCTTCTACAGTACCCAGTTGGTCTTCGTTTAATAAATCTTTTGTTTCTATAAATTTTTTAGTTTTTTTATCCCATATAAAACGTGGGATGTCATTTTCCAAATCTTTCAAGTCTGTACATACAGATGTATCCTTATTTTCAATTTTTATAATCGCTTTCTGTAGTGAATCTACTATAGACGTATTGCATATTTTTTCTGGTGTTACAGCCTTTCTTCCTATATCATGTATCTTTCCTACTATAGCTTGTTCATTTTCTGATAATGATCTAACGACAGATTCCACAGCGATAATTCCTCCAATTTCTTCCATATATTTATATAAATTCGCACAATCTACTGATTTAGCATCATCAGTTATAATGGTTTGTATCAATTTTTTCAATTTTTTAGTTATAAACGGGGATGTTCCTGGTATAAAACCACCAAAGAATGAACCAGCACCTGTTGCTGAACTCGAACATAAACATAATACGGCTACACCAAGTAATGCAGATGACATTTAAATTAACCAACTATTTTTTTTCATCTTCGATCTGATTCATCATGTACATAACTGGAATCATTTGGTATATCTTTTTCCATTCACTTTTAGATTCTTCGTAATACTTTTTAGGGTCTTTGAGACCTTGGTTTATAATTTCGTTTATCTTTTCTGTGTAGAACTTGATTTCTTCTAAACAGAAATTGTAATATGGGTCGTTCATTATCTATTCTAAAACGCGTTTCTTTAAATATTTAACTTACTTTTTGGTATTTTGTTTTTTAACACCTTTTATATTTTTACGTTTTAATAAATAATCGTTCATTTCTTCAATCGCACGATTTTTTTGTGACATCGTTGAGCGCCTTACATTCGTCATCGAAAGTTTACGTGAGGCTGGATCAATCTTAGTCACATTTTTATTAGGTGGTAAGAGAGATTTAAGTTTTTTGGGAGCTTCTGATAGTTGTTTCGCAAATTCTGACGAGTTAGCTGGTTTTTTACGACCACTTTTTGGTATGCGTGGTCTATCATTATTTTTAATAGCTTGTTGACGTCTAGCTTCTCTATTCTCAATAGCACCCATTTATTATACGCGTCTATTTTATTTTTTAGCTTTATTTTTTAACGCCTGATTTACAGATTTTCTCTTGTTTTTTTTCGTTGGTGAACCATATTTTGTGACAAAATTACGGACCGCAAACGCTTTTAACATGTTACTTAAACTGTTAAATTGGACACTTTGTCTGAGTATGTTAGATCGTTTCGAATTAGTTTTTTGTATTGGTGTAGGCGAACCTGGTGAATAATTCATAACCATTTCGTTCGTATTTAATATTTCATTCGTTTTCTTCTGTAAATTTTTAGACCCTTGGTTACGTTTTGCAAAAGCCATTTAGTATACCCTGATATTTTTATATGGTCGCTATGTATTCCCAATGTAGAGTGTTACATATTTTGTTCCATATAAGATCCTGTTGGTATAACTTTTCCTTAGACTTTAGAAGTGGGAAATATTTTAGGTACTTATCTTCACTCAAAAGTTCACAAAATTTATAGAGAACGTACGAGTAACTTAAAAAGTTTTTACGTTCTTTTGGACAATTATCATCGAAAGGTTTTTGTATATCTTTAAACATTATACGTAACCGTTCTTCGAGTTCTTGTGGCATTTTTGGTGGTGATATACCACTCAATATATTAGCTATATACGGTACGTGTTCATAATACTTGTTAAGTTTTAGTTTTTTTAAGAGAGAACGTACACGTGCGTGTGTTATCTCATCGAGTGCCTTGATCTTAATCTTTTTCAGTTCGTTTTGTAATTGTTCTATAACTTCAGGTGGTATGTTAGTAGTTTCTTGTGCTTGAAATTGTGATAGCCACTCATTAAAATGGTTTTCTCGTTTATACGAATAGTTTACGATTTTCTCAGACGTTTCCTGTTCTTCTCTATACGTTAACTCTTCACTGATTAAACATGCTATTATCAGCCCACAATTTTCACAGACGAGGTCACTTGTATCGGTAAAATGATATGTACAACTACTATTACACTCAGGACACGTTTCAGCTTTTTTTACAATAGGTCTATTTACGTTTACCTTCTCGACTTCAGCAAGGTAATCATCGAATATATCTTTCCTTTGTAACCCACTCGTCTCTTTACAATTAAAAACATTATCTGTTGTTACCTCCTTCGCCGTATCATCCGTATATTGTTTCATGTAAGGTAAACATTTTATTATATAATCCGACATTTCAGTTTCATATATGTCCTTATTATCAGGGTCGTCTTTTATATTTTTAGACCACGATTCAATCTTGTTGTTATATCTGCTTAAAAAATTACGTTCCATATAATAACTAAATAACATGATTCTTAATCTTTTAACTACTGTTATACTATGGGTTTATGATCGTATAAAAAGTATAACAGCGAAACCAGATTATAGAATTTCACACCAGTCTATGGAATATACAATTGATAGTGATACTACAGACGGTGAACTAATGGGGTTTTGGAAAGATGAATCTCAAGAAGAATGGTATGATGGTATAGACTCTTTTTATAAAAACTTGAATGGTATAGATTATAAGAATGTTGAAACACCCACAAATGTAACCAAAATCATTTTACGTATAAAGTATTGGTATAACGATAAAATGTATAAATTTTTATCAAACGATATGAATCATGAATGGCCACCGAAACGAGTACCTGGGATAGTTTTTCACATGCCACTCGTGAGTGCACAGCTTATGGATATAGACGATAAGCCTGTTAAAGACGTACTAAATAAAATAAAAAGGTATGCTGGACCAAGAGGTGATTTTCACGGTAATAAAAATGTAAAGATAAGTGATATGTTATATTATGACGATGAAACTCTTCAATCTGATTATCCGAGTATCAAATTGAAGAGTGCCTTGGGTATTGTTAAAAAGGTAAGTACGTACGAAGGGTACATTACTGATCTTCAGATACCTTAGTTGCGAGATAAAATTTAAGTTCGCCTAAATTTGCGACGTTATATTTAAGTATAAGAAACCTATTTTGTTCTTCTTGCATAATCTGTACATTAGCACACATACTCGTTGCTTTAGTAAAAATGTTCATGTATCGAAGTGAATAACTACCAGTTATATTTACACTCTCTTCTATACATTCTATATTAGTTTCCTGATTTGCAAAATCACCTTCACAGTACAATCTTAAATTTTTATCATACCTTGATATTTCTATATCGTTGCCTATATTATACATATCACGACATATCCTTTGAAAATCTGATGATAACATTGGTGTTATTGTACTCATAGTTATCTGAGGAACTTCTATTTGATGTTCGTTAATATCAAGAAGTTTGAGTGAGAATTTAGTGGACGTTTTCTTCAACTCGCTATATATTTCAATATCCATAAACTCTTTTGAATTTATAGAAATTGTAAGAACGTCATTATTTGATATAGATTTCAACAGTTTGAATGTATTAGATACGTTAACACCTGCTACAATTTCAGTTTCACAGTTATACGTTTCAAAATTATCACCGGATAAATACATATCAACGAGTGTTGTTCTCGCAGTATCTAATGTTATTATATACATACCTTCGGGTTTAAAGTATATGTTAACATCGTTTAGTATATCTTTCAATACTTCGAAAGTTGATTTAATTGCAGTTGCTTGTACTGTAACTAGTTTCATTACGTTTCAAATGTATAAATTCTTTAATTCTGTTTACTTTGTGCATTATACGCGTCGTTTACACTTTTATCTATCTTTGCCTGTAACTCCTCCGTCATGGGTGGTTGTAAAGGTGTACCATAATCATCCAAACCAAACATATCATTAGTACCTTCGCCGTCTAATGTTGTCATTGAACAAGTTCCAAACCCTGCCATTTCCAGTTCCTGTGTAGGTAGTAACGACTCTAACCAATTCTTTATTTCGTTACCTACAAGAAATTTACCGTTTTTTGTGAGCATTGTCGGAACTCTACTTATTTTATTTTTAAATTGCGGTGGTATACCCAATTTATTGATATTATGGTATGAAACGATTTTCTTAAGATTTTCATTTTTTTGTATATAATTTATTATATCTAAACTGTGATTACACTGTGGACTATATATCAAGAGAGACATTCTAAGACTATAAGTTAAAATAATTACGCTGTTAAATCACAATTAAAATAAAATTTAATACTAAGATGAACAAAGTTGTTTTAATAGTGTTGATATTATGCGTTATACTGTCAATGGTCAGGGTAGAAAAATTCAGTAACTCTCCTTCAGCTGATATAAACGATGAAGAAGTTGATATGTCAATGTACAAAAAAATGGAGGATGCTGATATCACAAAAGATCTCATGCAAGAAATGGTTTTACGTACAAACGAAGAAGTTTCTAAACGTACTGGTCTTTGTACGTATATAATCGAAACTATTTCTGCTGATATGTATGAAGCTTTTGCACCAAAACCATTAAAACCTGATGATATTAAGCTTCCTGATACAAAAGCTATACCTCAAATAGGTAGTAAAATATGTAAAGCAATGTTTATGGCTGTTAAATACGGAAAGGGTGGTTATGATTTTGGATTTATAGTTTCATCCGTTATACGGGTGATCAATACGGGTCCAAAATATGAGATCGATAATACGGACGAAGTCACTAAAGATTTAGAGAAAGAACTTAAGGAAAGTATCGATGGTCGAATGAAAAAAAGGGAATTCTTAAATGAAATAGAACAAAACCGGTTGAATATTGATATAAAAAAGTATACACAAATTCAAACAAATAAACGAAAATATATAGGCGATAAACCAAAAGTTGCCGTTTTATCACTGAGAAGTCAACCTTTACATATTAAAAAACCACGAGATGAGGGTGTTTTTACAAATAGTATAGCATCGAGTGAATTTGTTGACTACTCTCTCGTAAGACAAAGTGAACTAGAATACTTAAAAAGTAATACTAACTTACTTGTCGAGAAAGAAATTTTAGACTCGCAGTCAATGTACAATACTACTAAAAATATAAAACCTGAAATGGGTCTCGATAAGGATAGAATAGTGACTGTTCCAGATATATAAAATATACATCTATCATAGAGAAAATATATCTGTTTTATATCTATTTTTTTATGGCTATTTTTTCTGTACCCACTTAGAGGGATTTAAACACTATATTTTCTATTATTATACAATGGGCGAATAAAAGTCATGTTTTTTTAAAAAAGTATGGTCCTTATGAGAACCGAGTTCAAAAAATTTTCAAAAAGCCGTTTAAATCGCTCTAAGTGGGTACAGAAAAATTAGCCCTAGAAAATTTACGTCTTTTAGGTTTTATATTCTCTATACAATTAATAAAAATACAAAACGGGTAATATTTTAAAAATAATAATTTGACGGTATTGTAATGATAAGTATTAGTGAAATATCTCGTCTAGACGAAAAACGTAAAAGGTTGAGGAAACAAACGTATGTCAAATTACATGAACAAATATCAAAAAAAATACGACAATCTGTAGAATTGGGTCAAAAATATGTATTTGTGCAAATACCATCGTTTGTAATGGGATTTCCACACTTCGACAGGACGAAAGCAACACATTATTTGATTAGACAGTTTCGAATAAGTGGGTTTTATGTTCAACACATAGGAGAATTTGAACTGTGTATATCGTGGCGACCTAGAAAAGTTAATAAAGAATTGGAAGAAAAACCAGAAGAAGATTTCGAAGATTTTCCAACACTTGTTAATTTGAAAAAGACAGCGAATAAGTACAGGGCGGCGCGATAATAATGACCTATAAAAAAACCTACTTTATCATAAATGGACAACCTCAACATATTAGTAGAAGCTAAACGTGAATACCTAGGCCAACTCTGTTTATTGATGTGCCCAGTTATGATAGAGACATTTGAAGAAATGTACGAAGAGGCTTATAAATTATCAAAGGGTCGAAAAGTTTTAGTAATGTATCAAAAATTGTTAAAAGAAGTTCCTAATTGGAGCGACGCTATGTCAAAACAACACACTGATAATATAGCGAATAGATGTGCGTGGTTTAATGATTTATTGGCAGCCGTATTTGTAAGTTGCGTTAAAATTTTATCAGCCGTTCGATTAAGTAAAGACAACAAAAAGATTTCCCTTAAACTACCAACAAATGAAGTATTTATTCAAATGTGTCACAATAAAGTCGCAGAATCTCTTTATAACGACCCTTATATTTACCATGATTCGCAAAATGAACACTCAAGAAATGACAAGTTATTTGAAAGGTTTTCAGTGTGTGTCGAAAATGCAGTAAAAGAACTTATACCCGTCCAACAAATACTACAAACGTACATGTCACAACAAGAAGGACAAGATCTTGATTTGGGTGACGCAGAAATCGGCGACTCCGAAGATCCAGATATTATTGAGGACAATGGCATGGAAGAGACAACCGAAGAACCATTTAATAATGAACAATCAATGGGGGGAGAACAAATGATGGAAGAACCAATGGGGGGAGAACAAACGATGGAAGAACCAATGGAAGGAGAACCAATGAGAGAAGAACCAATGATGGAAGAACCAATGATGGAAGAACAAAATAACAACTCTTTCATGAATAACGAATTTAGAACTATAAATACAGCACCACGAATGCAAAAACCTATGCAACGTACACAGGATGATGATGGTGTATTTTTCCCAGATGCAGCCGAAGCCCGTCAAAAAAACATCATGTATAAGTAAATGGAGTTTGAAGATTATTTAAGAGATCCAGCTTGGGCAGGGTTGATTGCTGGATTTATAACAGCAGGGTATATCCACTTCAAATCGAAACTTAATAACGAAGGTAAACTCGCAGTCAGTGCGTATACAAAACCAGCTGCACTCGTTGCTATTTTAGTATTTTTTATCGTATCTAACGGTTTAGGTAAGAAAGAGAGTATCAGTACAGAACCATTTTAATTTCTTAGCTTAAAGATATCTAACATAGATTATATACAAAAATGACGTCCGTTTCAGCATTTAACGAAATGATGGGGCAATTTCTTGTGGAACTTCATAAGACGTTTCCAGAAGAAAAAGGTTTAAAAAAGTGTTTATCAGCTTTCGATTTAATGAAAGAAGCAAATCCACGGCTGGTTGTTGATGGATTTATGAACGGTGTGACACCATACGCAGATCAGATTTCGTCGAAGGACGATTCATTTTTCATTAAAGAATCTAAGAATCTAGATTTCATGAAAGGTGTTAATCTCGAAAAACATTGGGAAACGTGTTCTGAAAATACAAAAAATGCTATTTGGCAATACGTACAAACGCTTTACATGTTGGGAACTACCATAAAATCTATCCCAGAAGACACTCTCTCAATGATAGAGAGTGTGGCTAAAGAATGTGCAGACAAAATGGGTTCGGGTGAAAATGGTGAATTGGACGAAGCTGCTTTAATGAAAACCATGCAGGGTATGTTAGGTGGCATGTTAGGTGGTAAAAAATAAACTTGATATATATAAATGACTTCTTGGTTTGAAGACCCAAAACAGCTCATTCGTACAGATAAAGTATTAGAATTTTGGCCATCAAAATCTCTCTCTTCAGAAGAGAGAATTAATGCCACAGCGAGATTTATCATTTATGCAACGTGTATAATATACCTTATTAATAGAGATATACGTATTTTTGTGTTAGGGGGTACAGCTTTGGGCGTTCTTTACATAATGGAACAGTCGGATATGATAAAGGAGGGTCCACCCAGGTCAGCACACGGTAATTTCGGGTCGGCTTGTCAGATGCCTACTCAGGATAACCCATGTGCTAATGTACTCATGACTGATTATACTGACAGACCAGATAGACCAAGTGCGTGTTTTGGACCAACCGTTCAGAAAAATACAGATTCTTATATAACAAATGGTATACAATACGGACCTTCTCGTTCGAGATCAACATTACCACGTTTCCAAAGAAACGCTTTAGCGCGACAATTTACACCAACCGCGAATTCTTCATTAGGTAACGATCCATATTATGAATTTATACATGGATCAAAGGGGAAAACTACATGTAGACAAGATCCACGATTGTGTGATCCAGATGCGAGAGGTGTTCAACTCGAAGCTTTTGCAGGACTAAACCCAAATGGCGATAAGAGAAGTGGTATGCACAGAGGATCTGGTTTATCTGCTTAAATAAATTAAAATAATTATTAACTTGATACTCGATTTTTCATAAACAAAATGTTTTGTAATAGTAAATGGCGTATCAACTTCAACCAGGAATGAAAATAGTCAGCGATAAAGCGATTCCATCCGTTTGTGCAACTGAAGAAGTCTTTGTATATCCTCAGCCCAGTACCTTAAATTATGGTTCATCGAGACCAAATACAATGTTGTACGGAACTGCTCCATACATGGCAGGTAAAGGTTCCCCAGCTCAACACATAGAAGTGAGTGATGCTCTTAGACCACAGTCAACTTCACGATTTAATAAAATATTAGCAAAAACATACGAAAGAAATTTTCATCCACTCCAGAATGTTGCTTGTAAAACACCTCTTAGAACGAGAACATACGAACCATCGAGCACTCGAGCCGAACTTCAAAATGGATTATTTCAGCAAAGATATATCAATAAAAATGTTAATAACAAGTAAGAATGGCTGACCCTATATCTATATTGGCTATAGCAGGTCTCGTTTACGCTGGTCGTAAATTGAGCAAATCGGATGAAAAATATACACTTGAAGGAAATTCCATACAAGGACAGGAAGAGGTTTTACCACCACCAATTGATGATTTTTACAGTAGAGATATATCAATCAATGATTCGTATTTAGGTGCACCATCACCATTAGTTGAACCTGGATATGAATCAAAGCAAGAGATTTCAACATTTGGTGATATTTCCCCACAATCCCGATCTTCTGGTGGTGAAGTTTTGGATATGAGAAATCGTATGATGTATGACGGTGGTAGAATGAATAATCTCTCACCAATCGAACAACAACAAGTTGGTCCAGGTTTGGGTGTTGATCCAAGTGTACCATCAGTCGGTGGACATCAACAATTATTCAGAGTTAACCCTGAAAATGTCGGTGCTTACAGACTTACAACTTTACCAGGGCGTTCTGGTCCAGCCTTTGACGGAAAAGGTGGTAGAAGAGGAGTTCAAGGTGAACTTGCTAATAACAGACCTGAGAAAACTTCATTTCTTTTTGGGAGACTTCCACCCGTTCCCGGACGTGCTCAGGGAATGTCTGGTAGAGTACCAAGAGGCGAACAGGAAAGAACAAAACGCACGACAAATCGTTCCGAAACTGGTCTCAGAACGGATACATTAAGTACAGCTGCACCCAAGAGAACTGTTTCGGCGTTAACTCGTGCAGCTGAACCAACTCGAAATAAGAAGGATGGTAATATTGAAGCTTACGCGTATTCCAATGCACCAGCACCAGGTATTCACAAATTCTCCCACGGTTACTTAAATTCACCATCTTCTAAAATCGGGGAAAAACGTACGTTTGGTGATAAGTACACAGTTGAAGAACTTACTAAATTTGGACTCAGGCCAACAGATAGACGAGGTAAAGTGGGTCGTACACCCGGCGCGGGTCGTATGAATGTCCGAGCTGATCCACTCAATCAAGGAGGTATGGTAA